ATTAGAATCTTATAGTAATAAAAAATTAGTGGATATGATAAATTATAGATACAATAATGGTTTAAATGATGATGATTATATAGCAGAACTTTGTAGAAGAAGAAAAGCAAGTGGCGAACAAATTGCTAAGGTCAATGGAGAATTTTTTATAATGGTAAGTGGAAGCGTAGAAGATTTTGAAGAAAAGGAGGAGTGATGAATGAACAAAAATGCGAATTAGAACATTGGGAAAATGTTAGGAGGGATTGCAAATATCCAATAGAAGATAATAATGATGGATATGTTTATGGGATAAACTTAATTGATGAAGATGATATTATAGATTGTCAATGGTTTAAAGATGATGAGAGTAGGTTTCAATTTATAAAAGAAAATAATCTAGAAATAATTAATTCAATGGATTATTATAGCGATTAACAAAGGAGGAGTGATGAAATATTGGATGGAAAGCAGTTTTGACCATGAAGATAAAGAAAAAGAATATGATGAACATTTAATTATTGCAGTAGATATGGGAGATTATGGAACTGAAAGCATAGCCTCATTCCCTACTGATGTTAAATGTGAGTTAGAGGGGTTAATAGAAAGAATAAATGAACTAGCAGAGGAGGAGTGATGAAAGTATATACAACGCAAGATGTTATAAATAGTGGATGTAATCTTACTCCCATTGAGTGTTATTATTGTAAATCTTTAGAAGTAGATTTCAATCAACATATCGGAGATGGACATTGTGGAGAATGTGGGGAGTATCAAAATGAAAACTTATTAAAATGTCCTACTTGCGAAGAATCTACATATATAAAAAATGAAGGGTGTCTTAATGGTACTTGTGTTGAATTTGAAATACTTAAAAACAAGGAGAAGTGATGAGAGTTCCAGATTATAATGCAATGAGAGATATGTTAGCATCATACGAAACAGAGTGTGCAGAGGGAGATACCATATACGATATAATAAGATATGGAAATATGGGAGGTTGGGAAGACATGAAAAATGAAGAGGTATTAGAATCCTTTATAGACTTTTTCAGCACACACGAAATTCCAAAGAAAACAATAGACATAAGTAAACAACAATGTGCAACCTGTAGGAAGCTAGTTTGTATATGTAAAAATTAAAAAGGAGGATATTTAATGAGCAAAGTAATAGTAGAAATAGTTAGATTATATGATGAACTTATAAATACTCTAAAAAACAATATTGGGAAAGAAGTGAAATATGTATGGGGTTCACATAATGTAACAAAAGAGGGGTTAAAGGTTATTGTAAGTAGAAGAATGAAGCTTAAAAAAGCTGATATAATGAGCAATCCCAAAATGTTTGAAGCACTTGAGCAGTTAGAAATGCTTGAAAAAGAAGAATTAAATAATTAAATTAGCAAGTTTAAAGGATTGTGGTGTCGAATGGTGTAAAATAAAAGCTGTTGGCTAGGAGAAACTCATCTGGATGAGACGAACCAACACTAATGCTTTTACCAGACGTGGTTATCCCGACTTAAAGTGAGAGAATCCAGTAGCGGAACCAACCTCACACCATAATTATGAGAGAGTTTACGGCTAAAACCACCAGTCGTTAATGTTCTAGTCAATGCTACATAGTAGCCTAGATAAGCGTGGTCTCTCTCATAATAATTACAGACAAAGATGAAGCCTATGGCATAAAATGTTAATACTTTGTCTATTGGGGGATATTGACAGGCGAGGCACTTTTGTCTAACGAGGGTCAAGCCCCCATAAAATTAACAAAATAAAGGAGTGTAAAATGAAAAGACATTGGATTGTAAAATACTTTGCTAAAGACCATAAAAGAGTAATTGTTGAGGGTTACTTTGATACAAAGAAAAAAGCAATTAAGCGAAATGGTGATGATGCAAATAGTAGAATAATATCAATGCACGAATGCACAGATTATTGTGGTTCCGATGTTGATTGTAAATGTTATTTAAATAAAGGAGAATAAATGAACGAAAAAACATGGGATAAAATACAATACTGGAGGGATAAACTCCCTTGGCCTTACAATAAGCTAGTGGGGACCCAGTATAACAGCGTTGAATCAAGTATGGGTAAAAAACAAAGGAAAAGGAGAGCAAAATGATATTCAAAGAAATAATACATAACTATAAAGAAGCTACTCACGAAGAAATCCCTCAAGAAGAGTTATGGGAAGATGGTGAGTTATCGTCTACGGAAGTTCAGCATAAAATATTACATCACGCATTCCAAGAAGGTGATTGGATTTTAGTGAGGCGTGTTTAATGATAGTGGCGATGCTCCCTAAAAAAGAATTTACCTGTAGAATGTGTACTAAATATATAATAGGAAACAATCCTTATATATACAGAACATTTGAAATATTACCAAAGACTCCATCTAAGGAGTTTGAAATTTGCAGAAAGTGTGCAAAACGTGAACATGGAGACAAAAACAAACATAAACTAGAAGACATAATAGAGGAAAGGACAAAACAATGGCAAAAACAAAGACTTCAAGGATAAAAAGAGCAGAAGAGCGAATAGAAGCTATAGTAATAGAGCTTCAGAAGATGGGTCATCTGTTAAACTTGACAATGAATACTTTAAATGAATATATAGCTTTTAAGAAAGATTTAAAGAAGTTTGAGAAGTTTATAAAGGATTCACAGAAGAAGATAGAGAAAGAACAAAAGGATTTAAAAGAAAAAACTAGCAAAAAGGAGGATAAATGAGAACATTTCAAATAGATATATTGAAAATAATTTCATTTTTAGATGGCTATGGTATTGACGTAAATGATATAAAGAAAGTAAAGGAAAGATTAGAGATATTTAATGATACTCAAGGAAAGGGGACAAAGTTACTTATAACTACAATGGGAGACTAAAATGAATAAAACAATAACGCTAAAAAGTGGGAAAAAGTTTGAAATTTCTAAAAAACTAGCAAATAAATTAGACAAAATTGCTATGGATATGGTAGAAGAGTGGGTTTTATTTGGGATGACATATAGTATAGTTAGCCAAGAGGATTTATATGAATCTGGTGAACTAAATAAAGCAGAAGCGTTAGTAAAGATGATGGAATTTATCTCTACTGGAAAATATATATTGATGAAAAAAAATATATTGACAAAAAGAAGAAAGTAATATATATTATGTTACTAAATAACAAGGGGTTTTATAATGAAGATAAACACAACATTAAGGATAGATGGCAATGCTATCAAGTACTATAAAGATAACTACAAATCAAATCATGCAGGTTGTGTACTTGCAGTTGAGGGTTATCCTTATTTAAGAGATGAAGCAAAAAAGCTTCTAGTGGGCAAATTTACAAAAGAAGAATTAATATTCATAGAAAATTCATCTAATGGAACTAAAATTTCTCCAAAAGAACTAGCTTCTAGGAGGCATTGGGAGGCTGAAATTGCAGATTATCATGAGGCTAGTGGTTCAGCGGTGGTATTTACGGCCTTAATAAGCAAAATTAGAGAGCTTTCTCCAATAGAGAGGTTCGTACTAAGGGAAACAATTATAGCTTCTAAATAAGGAGGTTTTATGAAGTGTTGGCATTGCAAAACAGAGTTAATTTGGGGCGGAGACCATAGTTATGCAGACCATGGAATGGATTCAGAGGGCATAGTTAGTAATTTATCCTGCCCTAATTGTGGGGCTTTCGTAGAGGTATATTTAGACCTTAATAAGAAACTAGAATTACTTGCAGAGAGCTGTAGGCACTAGGTAACTTAGATGTTGCTAGTCGAAAAGATAGACTAATATGTGGAAAAAGTTCATTGCCTGGCTGAAAGTTGCAGGATGCTACATAGTAGCACGTTAAAAACTTCAAAAAGCCCTACAGCTAGCAAGTAAAAACAAACAAGGAGAAAAACATGGACAAACAACTATCACAAAAATCAAGAGTATTAGATTACTTAAAAGATAAAAGAGTCATTAATCAGCCACTTGCATCGGAACTATTTAATGCTTGGAGGTTAAGCGATATCATCTTCAGATTAAGAAGAGAGGGTCATGATATAATAACAACACCCACAGGTAAATCAGGAATGGCTAACTATAGAATGGTTTTTCATTATGATGAAAACGGGGTGGTAACAAAAAGGAGTTAGTATGACAGAATATGACAATAATAACAGAGGGGTGCTGTTTAAAAATAACGAAAAAAAGACTGACAAACACCCAGATTACACAGGGTCAGCAACAATAGACAATGAAGACAAGTATATGTCTGCTTGGATTAATGAATCTAAGAGTGGAAAAAGTTACTTGAAGATATCTTTCACTAAAAAAGAAGATTCATCTGATTCATCAGGCGATACATCTACAGCAGAGATACCATTTTAGTGTGTCCTAGCCGAGTGAAGAGCTACAAGCGTGAGCCTAGCCGAAGAAGTTTTGCAAGTTTATTCATCTTGCTCCTTTATACTTCTTAATTGACACTCGGCTTCCCTATTCAAAGGAGGAATTATGGATAAACCACATTTAAGCCCATCTTCAATAAACCAATACTTGAAGTGTTCGGCTCAATTTATGTTTAAAAAGATGATAGGCCCTAAACCGCCTGGAATTGCATTGCTATATGGAAAATCAGTAGATAATGCTATTAATGTAGATATGGAACAAAAAATAGTAACTAGAGAAAACTTACCATCAGATGATGTTAAAGATGCTTTTGTTACAGAATATGATGGCAATAGAGATGATACTGTCTTCCATAGGGACGATAAACCAGACGATTTAAGAGAAGTCGGTATAAATTCAATAGGTAAATGGGCAGATGAGATAGCTGAAAAGATACAGCCTATATCTGTTCAAGAAAAACTAGCAATAGAATTTGATGATTTTGGATATGATATACTTCAGTTTGCTGATGTTATTACTGAAGACAAAACTATTATAGATAATAAAACAGCAGGCAGAAGTGTCCCTCAAAAAGATGGGAAATATAAAATATCATATGACCATATATTACAATTAACTATGTATGGGATTGGATATAAAGAAAATCATAATGAGGATATAAAAGAATTAGGACTAGATTATCTGATAAAGAATAAGAATCCTAAGATTCAACAAGTCAGATGGAAACCTAATAATGCGGACAAAAAGTATGCTCTTGGCTTGATAAAGAATGTAGCTAAGGGTATAGATAACGAAACATACATACCAAATCGTTCTAGTTTCATGTGTTCTAAGAAGTTTTGTGCTTATTGGAGTGAGTGTGAAGAGAACTTTGGTGGAAAGGTAAGGGAATAATGACTAATAAAAACATGAAGTTATGGGAACAGGTCTGCGAGACTGACCCTAAACATACAAAAAAAGTAAATCAGCGGGGTGGATTTACAGCTATTGACGCTCAATACCAAGTCAAGAGAGCCACAGAGATGTTTGGCCCTATAGGTCTTGGTTGGGGTGTTAAAAATGAAGTGTTCACTCCTATGACAAATGGAATGGCCTTATATCAAGCTGAGTTTTGGTATAAATCTTCGGGTGATGATGGCTGTTTCCCTATTAATTCATCTATAGCCATGCAAAAAAATGGAAGATTAGATGAGGAGTTTGCTAAGAAAGTATCTACTGATGCTCTAACTAAAGGTCTTAGTAAAATAGGGTTCCACTCTGATATATTTGAGGGTAAGTTTGATGACAATAGATATATTAAAGAGATGGATATTAAGTTTAATACGTCTTATATAACTGAGTCTCAATTAAAAGAGATACGAGGTCTTATTGAGTCAGTACATATGACAGAAAAAGAGTATAAAACATCTCTTGATTGGATTAAAAAGCCTACGATAACATCCGAACAGGCCGAATTATTCATTAATAGTCTCAAGTCTAAGGAGATGGCTAAAAACAGCTCTGGGACTAAGTTTGATAAGCTTGTAGAAGATGCAGGAGGTAAGAATGAGCAACCATAGTATGAATACTCCTTCGTACTATGCGATATTACCTTCTGATGTAAGGTATGATTCACAATTAAGTTCATCTGAGAAGTTGCTGTATGCGGAATTAACAGCCTTGTGTAGTAAGTATGGGTATTGTTGGGCCTCTAACAGTTACTTCTCTGAACTTTATAATGTAAATAAAAATACAGTATCATCATGGGTATCTTCGTTAGCGAAGAGAGGATATGTACAGATAGATGTGGATAGGTCTAAAGGAAATCTGAGAAAGGTATACTTAAAAAAGAGTATAGCTATACCGAAAAAGATGGATACCTATACCGAAAAAGCTGAACATAATAATAAAAAGAATAGTAAAACTAATAATAACACCAATACTAATATAGAAGAAATAGTAAAAGATTTGTGGAATAATATGTTTAAAAATTCCTCCATTCCTATAGTGAATACTATAAGGAACGCCAGATTGAGGTCCTTAAAGTTAAGAATAAAAGAAAACCCAACTCTTGAGTTTTGGGAAAAGTACTTCGCACGAATAAAGTCATCCGATTTCTTATCTGGTAGGACCTCAGACTGGAGAGCTAATATGGACTGGGCACTATCTCCTACAAACATGGACAAAGTATTAGATGGAAATTACGATGATAAAAAAGAAGAAGAGGCTAATCCAGAAGTAGAGGCAGAAAAATTAAGAGCCTATAATCATAGGATGGGAACAAACTATAAGTCTGTAGAAGAATTTAGAGAGGCAGTTAAATGATAGCTATTATGTCATATTATCTATTCACACTGATTTTATTTCAACCTATAGAGGAAATACATAATTGCAATAACCCTAATCTTATAGGTATAGTTCCTCATTATGTATGTGTTTGGGATGAAGATGATTTTTATACAAATACTATGGGGAAACAAATATTAAGGCCAGTAAGGAAAAAAGACAATAAAATAAAAGCTTATTATAGAGCTAAATATTGGAGGAATAATGGGTAGAGTTACAGAGTTTATAGATTTTTTACATGTAGATAGTCCAAAGGTAGGACATTCATTGCAAATGCATTGTATGTTTAATTACAGCCATATTACTAAAAGTAAAAAATTAATGAAAGTTAGAAAAGAGTATAGGAAAAACATAAAAAGGAGTAATAATGAAAACAATACTAAGAAATAGCCAGAAGACACATATAAATATTCCTAAAGAAATATGGTCTGATATATTAGGTTGGAAAATGTCGGAACATGTTAATATAAAAGCACAAAATAATAAAATTATTATAGAAAAAATAGAGGAGTGATGAAAAAAGTCAATAAGATAGAAATACCATCTAAACAAAAAAGAGTAAAAGGATATTGCAAGTATTGTGATGTACCTAACGGATGGTTAATTAAGAATGGAAGAAGTAAACACTGGGGAATGGCTTGTAGTGGATGTAGAGGAACTTTGACAAGATGGTTTAATTCGGAAAAGTATAATTTAGAGGAATTATTATCTGCAAAATATTCCCATTCAGCTCATAAATGGATAATAAATAAGGCATTTAAAACAAAGGAGAAGTAAAATGAAATGTGATAGTTGTGGAGAACAAATAACAAAAGCAGGAGAACTTGTAGTTGCTTGGAATGAGGATTGGAAAGGCAGCAAATATTGTAATAAAGATACCCCTAAGTTTATATTTCATAAGGAATTTGTAAAACCAGAGTGTGATGATAGAAATAAATATCCATTAAGTAAAGACTTTCCTATTGAATCTAGTTTAGAAGAAGTGGAGGAATATCTAAAAAGGGATACTAAATGAAATATATAGGTATTGACCCTGGAATTAATGGAGGAGTAGCTGTTATAGACAACTATTACTCTATTAGTACATTTAAATGCCCTAAAACTCCAGTAGAAATGGCAGAAGCATTAAAAGAAACTATTGATGATGAGGCTGTAGCTTTATTAGAGAAAGTTCATAGCTTCCCAGGCCAAGGAGTTGTCTCTACATTCACATTTGGGACTAATTATGGGCAATGGCAAGGGATATTATCAGCTCTAGGTGTAGAATATGAGTTTATAACACCAAAAATGTGGCAAAAAAAGTATCAACCCCTATCAAAAGAGAAAAAAGATAGGAAAAATCAGCTGAAACAGTTAGCAAAAGACAAATTTCCAAGTGAAAAAGTGACCTTGTACACATCTGACGCTATACTTTTAGCACTATATTTAAGGGAAAATAATCATGAGTAACGACACTAGGAAAAGTAATATATATAACATAAATTATCCTAAGTATGTTAGTGTGCCGAGAAGATACTGGAAAACAAACACAACAAGTTGGAGAATAAAATGGACCAAGACTACATCTTGCAGTTAGAAAGCGAGAAGAATATCTTGAATGTTGAGGTTAGTGCTATAAGAAAGAAGTTAGCTTTAGCATTAATAGCTTTAGAGGCTATAGAAGATTCTAATAGAGCCGATATAGCAAAATTAGCTCTAATAGAAATAAAGAATATAGATTACTCTATAAGTTAGGAATATCTACTTTAGATATTAGTTTCTCCCCTAGGCCTAGCTGAAATAACGCATTGGCTAATGAACATACTTGTCCCTCATCAAGCCCTAAACCCAGAGAATTATCAATAGCGTGGAGAGTTTCGTGAACGATGATTTCTTCTTTTTTAGAATCAGAACAATCAAGTTCCAGTTCTATAATCTGCCTACCAATATGAATACGTCCCCACGCATGAGCATCACCTTCAACTCTAAGATTCTCAATAAATCTAACTAGAAAATAATGCCCACATATTTTAAGTTCAGATTCGTTATCTTTATAGTTTGGCAATAATTACTTTTTTAACAACATCCTGTACAGAGTCATACAATGCGTTAAATATTTTTTCTTCAGTTTTTTCAGACAAGAAGGGAATATCAACATTATCATTTAACGCCTTAACTAACTGTTTCTGCAGGTCATCATCAAATATTTTATCGGCAAGTTCCTTTTTAGCTTTCTCTGCAACTTCATTAAATAAGCTCATATGTATTTTCCTTATATTGTTTCGTCACCAGCACTTTGCATTAACTCGCTGGCCTTTGTTATTCGTTCTTCACATTCTTTGCACCTTACAAAGTCTTTTTTGGGATGAGAGTTTGTCTCTAACCTCTCTATCCTCATAATTACCTCATGTAGAGACATTTCAATATCTCTTAGCTTATTAGTAATCTCTTCCCGAAACACGCTCTTTCCTTACAAACTTCTCTCGAAGCCCATTACCGCTTAAACTGGACAATATTTCTACAATGGCATGGTAGCTAGCCTTAATGTCTTTTTGTTCCATTTGCATCTGTTTTTGAGCGTCTATGAGCTTTATAAGAATGTTCTCAGTTCTATTTTGAGATTCTTCTAATTCTTGCATTAAAGTATCTTGTATCCATTTATTCTGTTTCCATATGAAAAAACCAAAAGCTATACTCATGGTTACTGGCACTCCAAATGTTTCTAATATATTAATAAAATCCATCTAAAGCCTCTTCTCCCTTTCCTCTATCCACCACTTATACGCTGATATAAGGAAAACTCCCACTATAATTATAACAGAAAATATCATTAATGCTCCAATCATCCTATAATTGCCTCTCCCCACAATGTTGTTTTACCTTTAATGATTTCAACTACCTCTACTTTAAAATTTCCACTTTTAAACCAATCTATTATAGCAAAGGCATGGTTCCAATTAGTGAGTTTACCACCAAGCCAATCCTCGTCTGCCTCTATATCCTTTAAGCATCCTAAACTCCATGAGCTTATAGTGCCTCCATTTGAAGTTTTAGTAAATCTTTGTAAGTCATGGGTGTGTCCATACATAATATTCTCACAATAATAATCTAGATGTTTAAATGCATGATATTTTGTTGTATACTTTCCATGTGTAAAGTTTAATTTGCCTATCTTCAAATTCTTTTTTCTATTATAAGGATGATATTTATATCCTCTTTCCTTTAATCGTAAAGCTTTCTCTGTCATATAATGTTTTAAGTATGGATACCTAACGACAAAGTTGTCAAGCCATACTTCATGATTACCTTGTATAAAGTGTCTTTCTTTGCAATTAACTTTATCAAGCGATTCATCTATCCAATCCATTCCCACATTTACCTCATTAACATCAGAATCTAATAATGGGATTAAATCTTCCATTGGCTTTGCAAATCTGCCTCTCCAATAATGAGTACTGAAATAAGACCACTCACCTGTATCACCTAAATCTATATAAGTGTCAGGCTTTACTATTTCTATTGCTTTCTTTACAACGCTGATAGCATCAGGGTCATGTAAAGGGAAATGTTTATCGGGCGTAACTACAGCCCTTTTTACCACACCTGTATCTTTTTTTATTCTACCTATAGCCTATCCTGGTTTATTTTCCAATCAATAATCTTTCTATATTCTTAAATCCTTCATCTATTTTAGCCTCTATCTTTGCAACACTAACTTCTAGCCTTTGGACTTTATCTTTGTTGCTCTGAATCTTCTTTCTGCTATCTCTACCATCTGATTCAATAGATTCTATTTTTGTTGAAGTTGCACCTTGAGTGTATATAAAGGTTGCTACAATCGTAAGTATTGTTATAATAGTTCCTAATGATATTTTTTTATCTATCATACATTCCTCTGTTAATTTAAAATACTAGCAATTATAAAACACATAACTATTATAAATATTAAAAACGATGTTGTCTTAATAGTATCAATATTAAACTTATCCATCACTTATACTCCCCATTATATCGCTTAATTTATTCGCTCTATTAGGAGTCTGTCTGGCCCATTTAGAATCAAGCATTTCTTTAGAAACCATTCTGAACTCTTTATTTTCTAAGTAAAGTAATGTCTTTTTAAATTTAGATACACCTGTAACACCTAACTGATAGCACATTTCGTATACTATATCCTGTGCTTCTTGAGGAAGATTCTTTAAAAACTTAAACCTTTTATTAGCTCTATCTATTAAATTATCAAGTTTTCTTCTTAATATCGTTTCAGCTATATCCTTATCAAGAACAAGGTCTTTAATTGCAAATCCATATCCTATAGTATCTATACCTAAAGTATCCTTATAAACTTTATCTCTAAAGCCTTCTGATAATTTGACTGCTTCTAATAAATGACTTGTCATATTATTCTCCTGTAAACGTTGAACTGCCCGCTAAAGCTTGTGCTTCAGATTTAGTTAATATACTAAAGTTTGGATATGCTTTACTAGCTCCTAATGCAATAAGCTCACTTAACACTCCTTCTTTCATAGACCATTCACCTTTAATAATGCAATAAGCTTTATCATGTGAGTATCTAGGAGCACCTACCTTACCTGCAAATATCATCTCATGCCATGTAGGAGCAGACTTATAAGTTACAGTACCATCATCTGCTACTGATTCCACTAAAGGATATAATTCTTTTATCTTAGTCCCAACAGCACTATCATATGCACTGCTAGGTATACAAAAATACATTTCATAATGTGCCATTATCTGTGACTCCTTTTACCTGC